AAACGTCGTGGTCAATCTAGTCCTGATCAAGTAATAAACCAACAGAATATTGTAAACTTAATACTACCCACAGTTATTGCAGAAAAATTTACAGTTAATATAGACAACCAAGTAACCCGTGCAGGGGAACAAGAACTTCACACATTGTCATCATCTAATCTATTAAAGACTGTAGAAGATGCTGGTATAGAACGACAGAAAGCACTTTCTCATTTAGAAGCGCCACTTACTGAGGAGGATTTACAGCTAGAGGCGCTATAATCTAAAAAAGGAAGTGCGAGGAAATATCATGTGTAGGAAATATCATGTTAGAGGAGAAGATCTATCTTTAGAACAAGTATTAGATCGCTTGCAGCGTAAAGTACCTGCTGCTCCTAAAGTAATATATAGTCAGCAAGAGATAGTATCTGCCTCTAGAGTACTGGAGAGACTTACGACTAGAGTTAATGGTGTTTCTCGGATAATCTAATCATGAAAATTAAATTCGGAGATTTTAAGTTTACCTTTACAGTAATAAATACAATATGGCAAATTATTATCATATTGCTTGCCATTACTATTGATCCATGGATGTTGCTACTTTTAATAATAAAAATTGATTAAATATATGGATACTATATTAGAGTCATTAGGAGGTACTGAAAACGAAGCTATTGGATTCCAAAATGTAGGAGATAGTACTTTACCTGTCGTTAACGAGATACAGCAGGTAGGGGCTTCTACTCAAGAAATACAAAAACTAGCTAAGTCTGATCTAGATTTCTTAGCAGCTTTAATAATGCCTACCATCTTTACATTTTGTTTTCCACCAGTATTTAAGTCAGTTTGGACTTGGATGTTAGGTTATGTACAACAAGTAAGAGTATTTCCACAACTTGCATTAGGTCTACCGCGCGCTTTTGGTAAGACTACATTGATGAAGATATTTATAATCTTCTGCATACTTTTTACTAATAAGAAATTTATATTAGTAATATCTGCTACTGCTCCTCTTGCAGAAGCTATCTTAGCAGATATAGTAGATATGTTAGAAGAGCCTAATATCAAAGCAGTATTTGGAGACTGGAAACTTGGTATAGAGAAAGATACACAGCGAATTAAGAAGTTTGGCTTTAGAGGTAGAAACATTACCTTAGCAGCAGTAGGAGCAGAGAGTAGTTTACGCGGACTTAATATTAAAAACACGCGCCCAGATGTTATGCTCTTTGAAGATGTACAATCTAGAGAGTGCGCTGATAGTGCTGTACAATCTACTTCTTTAGAGAACTGGATAGTAGGAACAGCAATGAAGGCTAAATCTCCTACTGGCTGTATGTTCTTATTTGTAGCTAATATGTACCCCACCAAGCATTCTATATTACGCAAACTTAAAAAGAATCCTACTTGGATTAAGTTTATAGCTGGCGGTATACTTGCAGATGGTACATCTCTCTGGGAAGAGTTACAGCCAGTAAAGCAGCTTATTAAAGAATTTGAAAACGATCTGGCTATGGGAAAGCCTGAGATATTCTACGCAGAAGTTCTTAATGATGAGAATGCTAGCACTAATCACTTAATTGACTTATCTAAGTTACCAGATTCGCCTTATAGCGAAGGTGATATATCTGGAGGTAATTTTATAATAATAGATCCAGCTACAGATAAGAAAGGCTCAGATGCTGTATCTGTAGGATATTTTGAAATACATGATGCTTTGCCTATAATGATGAAGTTATCTGAAGGTAGGTTTTCTCCAGGCGATACGATTCACGAAGCTCTTAAGTTTGCTCTTACTTATAATTGTAGACTAATAGCAATAGAAGCCAACGCTTACCAATATTCTTTACTCTATTGGTTTGAGTTTATTTGTAAACAATTAGGTATAATGGGTATAGAAGCAGTACCTATATACTCGGGTGTTAAGAATAAGAATGCTCGTATACTTACTATGTTTAAAGCTTATGCAGCAGGTGAAATTTTTTTACATGATGAGTGCAAGTTAGATGTACATATGCAAATTACTCAATTTAATCCACTGAAAACAGATAATACAGATGGTTTACTTGATTTACTTACATATGCGCCACGCGTAGTACAAGAGTTTGGTGAATATGTAATATCAGGTAACATAGTAGAATCACAAGAATTTGATGCAATAGAAGTACCTGAATACAATAACTCATTTTAGGAGATACCATGAATAGCTGGAAGCAATACAGGAGAAAAGATTTATTTGAGATGCGCCCTTATGAAAAGGGTGAAGACTTATATCCAATCAGTGTTAGTCCAGAAGACGATCCAGTAAGTGACATGGGCATGATAGCCAAAAATCCAACAAACCCTGCTGATCAATGGTATGTAACGCGAGCCTATTTCGAAGAAAACCTAGAAGAAGCATAAACTCACATAACTAGAGAGATCTAGGAGATCACAATGGCAGCCTCCGTTTCAGTAGTACTTGGTGAAAAATCTCAGAATGCATTCAGAGAGTATTACCGTTCCTTACAACTACAAGAAAATTTAACGAGAAATTCTCAGCGACAACGCTTAGAGAAAATCGATCGTATGTATATGCGAGAGTTAGATAAAACTCAGGAACAGCAAGATGCTCGTATAGCTAATGCTAGAGGAGACTCTAATAGAATTCAAAATATTACTGTACCTGTAATTAAGACTCAAGTAGAAACTGCTACTGATTATCAAGCATCTGTGTTTCTTACTGGCCATCCTATTTTTGGAGTAGTATCTGCTCCTCAGTGGATAGATCAAGCATTGCAGATGGAAACAATACTAGAAGATCAATCTATAAGAGGTGGCTGGGTAAGAGAATTAGCTATGTTCTTTCGTGATGGCTTTAAGTATAACTTCGCGCCATTAGAAGTAGATTGGTTACAGGAAGTAACATATGCTGTAGAAACTGATTTACAGAAGAGTGCATCTGAAGGTATACCTAAAGAAGTAATTTGGAGTGGTAACCGTATACGACGTCTTGATCCTTATAATACTTTTATAGATAAAAAGGTACCAGCTTCTGAAGTCTATAAGAGAGGTGAATTCGCAGGCTTCACTGAGTTTATGTCTCGTATAGAACTTAAGACTTATATTTCACGACTCACTGATAAGATAGTTGGAAATATAGTGCCTGCTTTTGAGTCTGGGTTAGGAGCTGCTACTGGTGTTCAGAACGCGGGAAGCATGAACTTTTATATTCCAGACGTTAATCCACTTATTGCTGAAACAGATAATAAACGTGGATCAACTAACTGGCTTAAGTGGGCAGGATTCTCAGATTTTAGAAAGAATATAGAATATAAAGATGCTTATGAAATCACTACTCTATATTGTCGTGTACTCCCATCTGAGTTTAATCTTAGAGTGCCTAATTCTAATACTCCCCAGATATATAAGATAGTATTAGTAAACCATGAGCATATTATCTATGCAGAGCGTCAAACTAATGCTCATAACTACTTACCTATTCTTGTAGGTCAGCCTGCAGAAGATGGTCTTTCTTATCAGACTAAGTCATTAGCTACTGATGCTGAACCTTTTCAATCTGTTACTAGTGCTTATATGAACTCTATCATGGCTTCTAGGAGACGAGCTATTAGTGATCGTGTTTTATATGATCCTTCTCGTATCACTAGCGCTCATATTAATAGTGCTAATCCTTCTGCTAAGATTCCTATTCGGCCAGCTGCTTATGGTAAAACAGTATCAGAAGCTGTATATGCTTTCCCATATCGAGAAGATCAGCAAGCATCTTCAATGCAACAGGTATCAGCATTGCTTGGACTTGCTAATAATTTAGCTGGTCAAAACCAAGCCTCTCAAGGACAGTTTGTAAAAGGTAATAAAACTTTACATGAATTCGAATCTGTAATGGCTAATGCTAATAGCAGAGATCAAGTAGTTTCTATCTTAATAGAATCTCAAGTATTTGTACCTATGAAACAAATGCTTAAAATTAACATATTGCAATTTCAAGCTGGCGTTACTATATACAATCAGGATCAGCGGTTAGATGTAACTATAGATCCTGTAGCTCTTAGAAAAGCTGTATTAGACTTCAAAATTTCTGATGGTTTGATACCTGCTTCTAAGCTTATAAATGGTGAAAGCTTTGGCGCTGCATTACAAGTAGTAGCTACATCTCCATTGATAGGACAAGCTTATAATATAGGCCCTATGTTCTCTTACTTAATGAAAACTCAAGGAGCTGCTATTTCTGACTTTGAGAAGTCTTCTGAACAAGTAGCTTTTGAACAAGCCTTAAATGAGTATAATCAGCTAGTAGCTTTGGCTATAGAGAAAGATAAAGATATAGCTGAACTAGGGCCAGCTCCTTTACCTGAACAATTCGGTTATGTACCAGCACAAAATACACCCAGACCTCCTGAAGCTAATGCTCAATCTAGCGCAGGTACCTCAGAACCATTAGCATAGGCTATTATTATGGCTCATCTTATACCCAATGATTTCTCCTCTTACGAACTTACTGAACAAGAGGAGTTAGAAGGTTCAATATTAACTATCACTCAGAAGCAAGTAATACAAAATTATTTGTCTGCTGCTGCTAGTGAAAAAATTGGGTTAGAATATGATCCAGAGAGCAAGGAAAGATTTGTTCAGCAAGAAGCATCTTTAAAAGGTCAGATTGATGCTTATCGTTTTATCTTAGCAGCATCAGATGCTGCGGAAGAATCTTTAACTACACCAGAGTCAGATAGACTTTAACCACTAGAAGGTAACTCCCATGGGCATGTTCGATATATTTACTCAAACACCAGCAGTTCCAGCAGCAGCACCAGTACCTGTAGTTCAGGGGCAACCAGTACCAGTACAAGGAGCTCCTGTAGAGCCGGGTATGATACCACCTGGTGCAGGAGTAACAGATCCTAATAATACAACTATACCACCAGTAGTTACTGAGCCAGTAGTAGCTGAGCCAATTACTCCGGAACTCCCACTAGATCAGTTTAAGACTCTATGGGATACTATACCTATTGACCCAAATGCCCCTACACCCGATGCTCCTATAGAACTTAAAGCTGAAGACATTCAGAAAGCTGTAGCTAAAGCTAACTTCACACAAGCTATAACTCCTGAACAGTTAACAGCTATAAGTGCAGGAGGAGAAGAAGCTCAGAAAGCTTTTGGTGAAGCTATGAATTTAGTAGCTCGACAGGTAATGGTACAAGCTACATTAGTTGGCAGTAAGATTACTGATAACGCTGTAGCTAAAGCATTAGAACTGGAACGTGCTAAAATTCCCCAGATGTTAAGAGATCAGGCTACTACAGCTCATCTAACTGACACCAATCCTATCTTCGATAATCCTGCAGTTAAGCCTATAATAGAACAAACTAAGGCTCAGTTATTGCTAAAAAATCCCACTGCAACACCAGAACAAATCACTCAAATGACGCAAGACTTTATTTTAGCTATGGGTGAAGCATTCGCTCCTAAAGCTCCTGATTTAGCTCCTGGTGAAACAGATTGGAGCAAGTTTGGTTAAAGTTTTTTAACTTCTTTTACTTTTAGGGAATACTATTATGTTTATACGGTTCAAATTTGAACAGAAAGATTATCGTATGTCACAGTTGTCACGAGCTGGTATTGGCTTAGTGTCTAACTTTATTGCAGATAATCGCGCAGCTGAGACGGATGAAACTCTATCTGTAGCTAATCTTAGTGGCGGTTTAATACAGCAAGGTACTACACTTACTAGTGATGTTATTTATACTCTGCCTACTGCTGCACTTATTGCAGCTGCGTTTACAGGTATGGATATAGGTGACGCGTATAGTTTTGTAGTTACTAATGCTCAAGCAGCTGCATTTGATGTTGTTATTGGTGCAGGTGCTGGTAATACTGCTATAGGTGCTAATAACAGTTTGTCTGTACCTCCTCAGTCTTCACGAGTGTTTACTTTGGTTAAGACAGCTGCTGCGACTTTTGATCTGTTCTAAATCTTGCTTTTAACTTTTAATTATTAACTTCTAATGCCTGCGGGCGGAGAATGAATTATGACTACCGGAATTTTTAATACTGGTGATTTTACAACTGATCTGGCAGCGAAATCGTTTGCCGCTATGATCACGCGTTTGATGCCTAATGGTAATGCACCATTGTTTGCACTTACCTCTATGCTTTCAGATGAAACTGCGCTGCAAGTTGAGCATGGCTTTTTCTCTAAGACAATGATCTTTCCTGAAATGCTATTGGATACAGCTGTAGCTAATGCTACTGATAATCTTTTTCATGTAGTAAGTACAGCTAATTTACTTCCGGGTATGATCATGCGTTCAGATGATACGGGTGAGAATGTTGTTATTGATGCTATTGTTGATGCTACTCATGTACAAGTAACCCGTGGTGTAGGAACAGTGACTCCTACTAATATTACGGATGATACCGATCTTTATCAAGTTGGTAATGCGTTTGAGGAAGCGTCTGATCGGCCTCTTGCTAATAACATTATTCCAGTTCGTGTAACTAACCTGACTCAGATCTTTCGTAATACTTGGAGCATCTCAGGTTCTGCACAGGCTACTCATGTTATCGCAGGTGATAGTACTGATGCTGAGTCTCGCCAAGATGCTGCTGCACTCCACGCAGCTGACATTGAGAAAGCACTTTTCTTTGGTCAGAAGTCACAAGGTACTCGTAACGGACAACCTTTCCGTACGATGGCAGGACTTGTAGCTATGATAGAGGATGCTAGTTTCTATCCGCCAATTTATGCTGGTGTAGTTAATAGCTTTACAGCTGGTGCTACTACTACTTGGACTCAGCTTCTAGGTTTCCTTGATCCAGTCTTTAACCAAGCTACCGATCCTAAAGGATCGGCTGAAAGAGTTCTCTTTGTTGGTGGTTCTGCTAAGCTTGTTATTAACGAGATTGGTCGTTTAAATGGTACCTATCACTTGGTAGATGGCCAGACTAACTTTGGCTTGCAGTTCAGTACTCTCACTAGTCCTCGTGGTAAGTTCCGTCTTATTGAGCATCCGCTCTTTAATACTAACACTAGTTGGGCTAAGATGGCTGTAGGTGTAGATTTGCCTACCTTCCGTTTAGCTTATCTTGCAGGTAGGAAGACTCAGAACATGGAGTTCAATACTTCTGGTAAGGCGGCTGCTGATAATGGTATTGATGCAGTAGGTGGTACGCTTACCACTGAGCTTACTACAGTTGTTAAGAACACGCCTGCTAATGTAGTCATTAACAATCTGACTGCCGCTGCTGTAGGTTAAACTTAGCTACTAGTCTCCCCCCTGGTTCTCCTTGTAGATGTTTGAGATTATTTCACCCTGTCTCTTATATTTGCAAGGAGGACATTT